AGGCGCTTCACTTCTCTACAGTATAGTCCCCGTGGAACCGGCGTGGGGTCATACGCGCAAAAGGGCGAATTCAAAAGGGTAATAAAGGAGGGTCATAAAATCATGCCTACAAAATCGAATAACACAGGCGGCAGAGGAGGTGCCAGACCGGGTGCCGGACGAAAGAGAACCGCCGTAAAGGAGAAGGCTGACAACGGAAATCCAGGAGGCAGACCATTAGAAGTCCTGGACATTCCAGAAATCGAAGGTGTGGATATGCCAAAGCCACATGACTTCCTGTCAGCCGAACAGCGTGACGGCAGTGAGCTGCAGGCCGCTGATATCTACAAGGAAACATGGGAGTGGCTGAAAAAGGTAGGGTGCAGTTCCAAGGTATCGAGTCAGCTGCTTGAGCGGTATGCGATGGCATCTGCTCGTTGGATTCAGTGTGAGGAGATGACCAGCAAGCTGGGATTTCTCTCCAAGCATCCGACCACGCAGAAGCCGATTCCTTCTCCCTTTATCAATATCGGAATCAACTATATGAACCAGGCGGTTCGGTTGTGGAATGAGATATTCCAGATTGTGAAGGAAAATTGCAGCACAGAATACTCGGATGGGATTCCGCAGGATGATGTGATGGAGCGTCTGCTCCGGGCAAGGAAAGGAATGTAATATGGCGAAGAAAAAGTATCCAAATCAGAAAAAGAATAACAGGCAGGTCTTTCCCAAGGGAAAACTGCTTGATACCAGAAAAGACCTGCATAAGGTCATGAAAAGGAGGAACGGCTGATGGCGAGAACGACTACGCAGATGGAGATGGTTTCCACGAATAAGTTAATACCGTATGTAAATAATGCCCGGACTCATTCGGCAGAGCAGGTCAACAAACTCCGCTCAAGCCTTCGTGAGTTCGGGTT